GTAAAAGGTGCTGACAGAGGCTTTATTGTGCGAACTATTTCATCTTTAGCTCTTGTTGTAGGCGATTTAGTAGCTTATAGTAGATCTGCATATAAAGTTGCGAAAGCAACTAGCTCAAGTCAAGTTTATGACTTAGCTGGAATAGTTGTTGAAGCAACTACTACAGCAGACACAGAGGTTAAGCTACAACGCATTACTCCAGGAGATGAGTATGAAGTTGATGTCACAAATAATTCTAATGCCACGCACAATTATCAACGGATGCTATTAACTGACGAAAATGCAGTTAATAACACTGGGACAGATAATACAACTGACGAAGCGGTGTTTCTTCAAATAGGAACGGTCGGAACCGCAGCTAATAAGAAAATCGTCGGTGAATTTGATTTATTTAAGAAAACAGCCTAATTATGTTTTTTAGCATAATTAGGCTACTAATTATATGAGTTCACCTTTAAATTTAGGACAAGTTGCTGATTTGACTGACAGAAGTATACAAAAAATATTCCAAAAAGAGGCAGAAAATGAATTGCAATTAAAGCAGTATTATAATTATAGAACAACTGATGAAAGATATGAAAAAGACAGTTCAATCTCAGGACTAAAAGAAGCAGAGTTTACAAGCGAAAATGCAGAGATTTATGAAGATACACCTATTCAAGGGTATGACAAGACATACGAGCAAACTGCAGTTGACATTATAGTCCCTTTCTCTTATAGGGTTTGGAAATTTGGAATTAAAAAAAGAAATCTTACGAATATTGCGAAGTCAATCAACAACGCTTTAAATCGTAAAAAAGAAAAATTAGCAGCAGAAAGGATTACCAATGGTTTATCTACAAGTTATACTCATCAGGGTATTAGTCAAAATTCAACTATTACTATTACTGGTGGTGACAGTTTAGAACCATTTACAACTGCTCATACCAGAGAAGATGGTGGAACAAATATGAATAATGTCGTTTATGATGGCACTACATATTCACTTCCATTTGATTACGCTGGTTATAAAGCAGCTGACAGAACTGCATCTTTATTTGTAGATCCAAGAGGCAATCCAATGTCAGCAACAATGGATACTTTACTTTGCAAAAAGGGTTCATCTGTTGCTCACAAAGCAAGAGAAATTTTAGGAGCAATTAAGAAAGGCAAGATTTCAGAATCTAATGACAATGATGGTTCAGCATTGCCAGCATTCAAAATGATTGAAAATGAATTTTTAACACAGGATGCTTACTGGGCAATGTTTGATTCATCTACAGCTTTATCAGATGAATATGGCTTTCAACATATTGAATCTGAAGCAAATAACTTAGATCCTGTAAATGTTGTTTACAAAACCCGTGAAATGCAATTTGGTGGACATACTATGTTCCAACAGGGGCATAATGATGTTGCGAGATCGTGGTTATTTTCAGCGGGAGATTCAAGTTCAACTTAGTATTTTGTATATTGGTTTGGGGGAGGGATTTATTCTCTCCCCTCGCCAAGTTTAAAATTTAATAGAAAAAGCTAATAGTGGGTGAGTTTTTGCCAGAAACAATACTCTATACAACTTTTTCTTTTTAACAATATGGCTACAATATCAGGAAATTCTTATAGCTCTCCAAAGAATATCAATTTAAAAAGTGGCATTCTGCGGTTCGGGGCTACAAAGTCTTCAAACCCATTGACTAATGACTCTACGGGTGCGGGGATTTACATAAACAGTTCTAATCAATTAATTTATTGGAACAAATCCACTGCAACCACTTTAGGTTCAGCTGGTTCATTATCCAATTTTAGTTTAAACGATGCTTATGATGATGGATCAACAATTACAGTGGACGCTGGTGCAATTACTTTAGCTGGAAGCCACGCTACTAATAACATTTTAGCTTTAACTCTTACAGGAGTTGGCACTGGCAATGTGATTGATATCCAGAATAATACTTCAGGCACAGCTGGTTCGGATATAATTGGAACAAATAACACTTGGAGTGTTTCAAGTGCAGGTGCAGCTGTCTTTGTCGGAGTAACTCCAGGTGGAGATATTACTTCAACGGCAGTTGCGGTTGATTGGGACTTAATAGATAATAATGCTTCTGCTCTTTCGTTTGATGCCACTGGTAAAGCTGGAATTATCGCGATTGTATCAACTGATTCAAGCGAGGGTGTCACGATGAGTGGAACATTAACTGTTGCTGGAGTGTTGACTGCTAGCACAGGATTTGCAAGTTCTGATGGGGCTTGCACAATTACAGATAATTCTAACATTGCAAATGGTTTAACCATAACTAATAATACTGTCACTACTTACGGCAATGCTTCTGATGCAGGTGTTGTAGAAATTACAGCAGCTGCTTTAACAACAGGTGCTTTAGTTAATCTTTCATTAGAAGCCTCTGTGCTTAATGGCGGTTTTTATGTAAGATGTTGGGAGCAAACTGCAGCTGGTGCTGTTTTCTCAGTTGGAGAGGCTGGAGCTACTGCAATTACAGGAGTCGGAGGTTCTAATGTTTTAACTGTAACAGCAGGTGATATTAGTGTTGCTGATGGTTCTTTAACCATAGTTGATGCTGATAACGCAACAACTGTTTCTGTAACAAACAACACAGCTACAACAGCTGCGGTTCTTGCAGTTGCAGGTTCTGGTGCATTTACAGGAGCAAGTTTCGTCACAATTACTCCCTCAGGATTAACTACTGGTTCAGCTGTTGGTGTAACTGTTGATGCGATTACTACTGGGGTTGCGGTTAAAATTGCAAATACTGGTGAAACAATTGCGGCTGGTGAATTGCTACAAATATTAAATACAGAGTCAGGCGATTTAGTCGCCAAAACAGGCAATCTTTGTTCAATTACTTCAAGTTTAACTGATACAGGTATAGGGGCTATTACAGAAAATTATGACACATTGCTTTTAAGCAGATCTGACATTGTTAATGATGCTACTGCTGCAAATGCTTATACGGCACAAGGTTCAGTCCTGAAAATTCTACATACTGGAACAAAAACAGCAGGATTATCTTTAACTGATACAGTTATTGCATTAGAAATTGAAAGTGCTGGTGAAACTACAGGAACAGGTGATTTAGTTCAACTTACTAATGTAGGCGTGGGTGCTATAACTCTTGATATAGTTGGTGCTGGCGTTGGAGCGGATGATGTTCAAATCAATGCTTCTGGTGCTCACACAAATGGGCTGGCTGGTTTACACGTTAAAACAAGTGGAGCGTTAGCTGCAGGTGGAGCTGCTCAAATTATTACAGTCGCTGGAGTGCCTACGGCAGATTCAAGAGGATTTGAAATGGATGTTCAAAAAGATATGCGAGCAATTTATATTGATACAGATGCAGCTACTAATGATGCAATCTATATTACTCATTCAGGCAACTTGGCTGCTGGAAAAGCGGTAATGCATATTACAGATGTTGGAATACCTGCAGCGGATAATGTCTATGTAGGACACTTTGCATTTACTGGAACAGCTACTAATGAGTCAGCGATATTATTTGCAGATGGGGATGGAAAAGATGTAGTTGGACTTTATGTAGATACTGACAATACAGTAGCTGAAAATTCAGGCAATATTGTTTTGCATACAAGTTTATCAGATGCAGTTGGAGCAAGTATAGTTGCTCATCAAGAGTCAGCTACTCCTGCTGCAGAAGATCAATTGTTGGTTATTAATGCTTATGGAGAAGAAGCAACATCAAGCGACACAATGCTTTATGCAGCAATGAATTTTGAAGCAAGTGATGTAACTGACGGTGCTATTAGAGGACAGATTAAACTTGCAGTAGCAGATGGCTCTGCAGGAGCTTCTAATATGAGAGAGTCTTTGTGGCTAACTGATGACACTTTAGCACTTGGTGATGGTGCAGCGTTTGTTTTAGGTTCTAATGGAGCTCAAGATTTGTCAATTTCAACTGCTATTACAGTTGCTGGTTTGACTGCTGCAGAACCAAAGATTGTTTTGACAGATGGTTCTGATGGCGATATTACTCTTACTCCAGGAACAACTGGTTTGACAAGATTAATTGCTGGTGCACCAACTGTAACAGCCAAAACCACCACTGCCACTCTAACAGTCGCAGAGGGTGGGATTATCACAGTTACAACTGCGGCTGCTTGGACTGCAACATTGCCTGCTGCTTCTGGAAATGCTGGACTGTGGTATACATTCAAGAAAACTGATGCAGCTGCCAATGCTTTAACAATTGATGGAAGCGGTGCAGAAACAATTGACGGTGCAGCTACTAATGCTACAGTGGATGCACAATACGATACAATGACTATCGTATGTGACGGTTCTAACTGGCACATAATCGCTAAAGAAATAGCATAAGATTAGTATAAACGGGGGAGTAGAATTTGCTACTCCCCCCTTGGAAAGGTTTTATGAATATCAATTGGTGGAGTCCGCCAGAAAAGGACTTCAATAAATTAAAAAAAATAGTTAAAAATTTTAAGTTTGTTAAATATGTTCAATGGGGAAAAGAAGGAATTAATTTAACTGTAAAATTAAAGGACAAAAAAGAATTTCTTAACATTCCCAATCAAGACAATATATTAAATATAGTATTTGACCAACTTAATAAAATACAATGGTCGGAAAATATGTGAGAACAAAAGAAACAAGAGAAAAGATGAGTAAAGTGCATAAAGGAAAAAAGAAATGGATAAATGGTAGAATTTTTACTAAACAGTGGAAAGAAAATTTAAGTAAAGCACATAAAGGGCAAGCAGTATCAGAAGAAACCAAAAGAAAAATAAGTTTAGCAAGAAAAGGGACAAAATTATCAGAAGAAACTAAAAGAAAAATGAGCAAAACCAAAGCAGGAAAAACTATGTATTGGATGAATAGAAAAAGAAAACCGTTGTCAGAAGAAACAAAAAAGAAAATTAGTGAAGCACACAAGGGGATGAAAAAACCTTGGGTTAAAGGACAAAGAATATCTGGAGAGAAAAATCATTTTTGGAAAGGAGGAAAATCTTTTGAGCCTTATACTACTGATTGGACAAGAACATTACGACAATCTATTAGAGAAAGAGATAAATATAGATGCCAGTTATGTGGAGAACCGCAAGGGGATAAAGCATTGTGTGTTCATCACATAGATTATAATAAAAAAAACTGTAATCCTAATAATTTAATTAGTCTTTGCGGTAATTGCCATATAAAAACTAATTTTAACAGAGGTTATTGGATACAATTTTTATAAAAATTATGTCAATTTTTTGGGAAAATTTTAAAAAAGCCGATATAGATATTAGCTCTTCTGGAGATAATACTATTATAGCAGCCCCGTCTCAAGGTTATATCGCCATAGACCATATAAACTTTTTACCTACCTCAGCTGTTACTATTCAATTAAAAGATGGAACAACAAGCTATGGAGGAGCTTATGCTTTAGATGCAAAGCAAGCATTTACACTTGAAAATGCTATGCAGAGCGATAAAGGGGTTATAACAATTTCGCCAACTAATGCTTTTGTTATAAATTTAGACAGTGCTGTGCAAGTGTCTGGATTTGTAAGATTTAGAATTATTGGCGAATAATAAATTTATGAGTTACATTGCTTCACGACCTGAACAATCTACAGACGCAGAAGTTACGGCTTTACAAAATTTAGCAAGCTTAGCAGCTTCTGGGTCAAGCGAATTTATTCGCAAGACAAGTGCTACAGAATTTGAAAATTCTTTATCTGGGGCTGGCGATATGTCTATTTCTACTTATGATGCTGCTGGCGTTTTAGAGCAATTAGTTGGCTTAACTGCGACTCAAACATTAAGCAATAAAACATTTACAGAATTAACTGTTATAGGGACGTTATCTGTTTTAGGCTCTTTAGACTTCGGCGATGCTTCAACAGACATTCTAACTATTACAGGTTATATCAGAGGTGCAGTTTCTGGTTTAACTTATATTAGTTTAGGAACAGGAACGCCAGGTAATTTAGGAACACCGCAAATTGATGATGTATTTATTAAAGGTAGACTTGAAGTAGACGGCAATCTTTATGCAGATGGAAAGATTTATGCTTCTGCGATAGAACGAGTGACAGGGGGTGCATTAAACATAACTTTAGGTTCTGCGGCAGGTGATGACTTCATTATAGACACCACAGGGTTTGTGTATGAGGGGGATACTAATAGGGTTGGGATTGGGACAGCAACCCCTGCTGAGAAGTTAGAGGTGAATGGAATTGTGAGAGTAAATGGGTCTATTTACTCATATGCAGCTACTCCGCTTTTACAAGCCTTGGTTAATACAGCAGACGGTCCAAGAATAATAATGGATGTTTCTGGTGGAGTGGGACGGCTCTATACAACCAGAAATAGTGGAGTTGTTCAAGCCTTAACGTTTGGGATAGATACAGTAGAGAAAATGAGAGTAGCTACGAACGGCAACGTCGGCATCGGGACAGCGACGCCTGTCCAAATGCTTAACCTCAAAAACGGTCATATCCGTCTTGACCAAGTATCCGCACCATCGGCGGCAACAGTAGCAGTAGGGGCGGCAGGAGTTCTAACAGGCAATTATTATTACAGAATTACTTTTGTTACCGCTCTCGGAGAAACCGAAACAGGAACAGCATCAGCAGTAGTTGCACCTTCCAGTCAACAGGTTAATTTATCGGCAATTCCTATATCATCAGACACCGCAGTTACTTCAAGGAAAATATACAGGACAACGGCTGGCGGTTCTCAGATTTTGATGCAATTAGTCGCTACTATCGCGGACAATACAACTACAACTTATTCAGATAATATAGCTGACGGAAGTCTTGGAGTAGCTGAAAGCAGAGTAAACACAACAGGCGGAGTTATTTATAATGGCACAACAAGAGCGGGTATTATAGATAATTCAGCAACAGCAATAGGAATGAATGCTTTGAGAGTAAATACTGGCTATTACAACTCCGCTATGGGAATAAACTCCCTTTTCGCTAATACCACAGGCAATTACAACTCCGCTATGGGGCAAAACTCCCTTCTCGCTAACACCACAGGAAGTTTCAACTCCGCTATGGGACTGTATGCTCTTGCCTCTAACACAGCAGGAAATTACAACTCCGCTATGGGAATGTACACTCTTTACTCTAACATCACAGGAAGTTACAACTCCGCTATGGGGCGAGATACTTTTCGCTCTAACACCACAGGCAATTACAACAGCTTTTTCGGATATGCGGCAGGCTACCACGCCAACCAAAAAGTAGATGCCGTAAACAGTATGGGTCTTGGGGCAAACACTTGGACAACTGCGAGTAATCAGATTGTTATTGGCGACACATCCATAACAGAAACTTTGCTAAAAAGAGCGGGAACAGCCAAAGCTAATGCTGACATTTTAACATTAGAAAATACTGGCAATGCCGCTGATATGGACGGCACGCAAACATCAATACTGTTCAATCAATTCTATTATGACGCAACCACTCCAGCAGTAGCAGACGCAGGCAGGATAACCGTAGGAACTGAAACCGACTGGACAAGCACAGCGGCAACACAAGACAGCTATATGAGTTTTAGAACTGCTTTGGATGGTGTAATTACCGAACAAGCAAGAGTTGATAGCAGTGTAACGGCAGGACAAACAAGATTTCTGATTTATGATGTTGACAATGCTACACTTGAAAGAGTAACGGTCGGGGCGGCGGATAGTGGCGGATCTGGATTTAAGCTACTTAGAATTGCAAATTAAATATGAAAATACAAGGACTAATTAAATTTGAGAAAGGCAAAGATATTCCACAAAAAGTTTGGAATGCTTTGTCTTATATAAGGACGCCTTTTGGCAAATACTGGACTAAAACTAAAACTTTTGAAAATAAGCAGGTCATTACTTCTAAAAAGCCAGGAATAAAATCTGTTATTTCAAAAACAGCAATTAGTAAATTTGGAATTCGTGGTGCTTGCGATATTGATGATACTACTCCATCTGCTCGTTC